ATGCTACGAACGGCAAAGCTCTGGGAATCATACTTTGAGCGACCTGTTGAGCCGATGGACATTGCAATCTGTATGGCATTGGTCAAGCTCGCAAGAATTATGGAAACTAAATCAAATCACGATTCTTGGGTGGATGCCGTTGCCTACTTCGCCATTGCCGGAGAACTCGCCGTCAAAGATTGGGATGATCTTAATGCTTTCTAGATCACCTAAGGGAACTTGGTGTGATTACTGCAAAGGCCGATATGGCACTAGCAGTTTACGTGGACAAACGCAAGCTGTATGGCAAATTACTAGCAAGCGATATGGCAAGTTGATTGTCAGGCATTACTGCCAATCTTGCGCCAATGAAGTTCAAGAATGGCCAGATGGCAGCACCTGGACTTTGAAAGAGCAAATTGACTATGCAAAAGGAGAAACACTAGATGTTTAATTTAGCAAACTATGAAGATGTAGATACGAGGATACACAAATTCTATGAAACCTATGAAGACGGCTCAATACTCACAGAACTCATTACCAATGACGAAGAAAAAGGCATTGTTATATTTAAGGCAGTTGCTTATCGTACCCACGTTGATACTGCTGCTTCCGCTATTGGTTATGCGCGCGGTGCTCGCAAGGATAGGGGTGTTGATCGCGATTTTTGGTTTGAGAATTGCGAAACTAGCGCAATTGGAAGATGCCTGGCTAATCTCGGACTTAGTGCTAAAGGAAAGCGAGCAAGCAGCCTTGAAATGGCTAAGGTTAATGAAGCTAAGTCAGACACTCCAATACGTGTACGCACAGAAAGTCATAAAGAGTTTTTACAGGCAACAAATCCAACAGCTGAAATAGTATGGGATACCACTATTGAGCCACCGGCTGATTTAGATCCTGTATTTGATAACGCTTTAGAGTTGTTAGCCGAGAAAGTAGGGGCACATCCATTGCCTACTTGTCAACACGGCGCGCGTGTGCTAAGGGAAGGCACAGGTGCTAAGGGTGCATATCGTGGTTGGGGTTGTTCATTGCCATATAAGCGTAAAGCTGAGCATTGCAAAATGATATGGATGATGCTAGGCAAAGATGGAACATGGTCATTTAGGCCAGAGGATGAAGAATTGATAGCGGGGTGATTAATGTGTTAGTAATGGATAAACTACTTGACGTGTGCGACAATTGCAATGAGCCAATAACGGCTGGGTCTACGAAACCTTGCAAATGCCACACATGCCAAGTTAGGACTAACTAAGTGAGTAATCAAAGTCGCAAGCACCGAGGCTATGCAACGCAGCGTATTGTAGCAGAATATCTGCAAGAGCAAGGCTGGAAGCATGCACTACCTGTTGGAGCTGGTAGAGATGGTTCAGACATCACCGGAATTGATGGCCTGGACATTGAAATCAAGGCTAGGACAAACTTAGATTTGTCTGGGCTTATGCGCCAACTTCATGATCGCAAGGCAAACAAAGGGATGGGCGTGGGTGTTCTACGTCTAAATGGTCAGGGTGAGAAATCCGTTGAGCAATACGTTGCTGTTCTCACCTTGGCTGACTTAGTATATTTATTGCAGGCAAGTGGCTACTGAACCTTATCTAATACATCGTTGCAAAGGATGTGGACTATGGATATATGGAAAAAGAGATTACTGCGAGGAATGCAACACGCCCAAGGTTACGCACAAATAACAAATAGATTTGACACTATGAGTATGCTTAGCATGCCAGCAAGCCTGAAAGGCAGCTTGCACGGCAAGCAAGCATTCGCAAGAGCTATGTTTATTGCTGGATTAGCAATTGCACTACTGCCGCTGCAAACAATACAAACAAATGCTGCTGATAAGCGCAGCTATCATGTTATGAATGTTAAGTTATATGCGTATAATCAAATGGAATGGAAGCAGTTTGAATGCTATAACTGGCTTATACATCATGAGAGTAGATGGAACTATAAAGCTAGAAATGGTAGCCATTACGGATTAGGACAGATGCGCTCTAAGTGGTATGGCACACTAGATCCATATAAGCAAGTAGATGCACATATAAAGTACATTCAACATAGATATGATGGATGTGCGTGTAATGCATACAATCATTGGAAGGATAAAGGATGGCATTAAAGCCATATAGAGCTACTTCCCATTGGAAGAAGATAAGGTTAAAGGTGCTTAATCGTGATGCATGGACTTGTAACTATTGTGGGGAATCTGCTAATGAAGTTGATCACGTATATCCCAAGTCCAAGGGCGGTGAAGATACGTTGGATAATCTGGTGGCTGCGTGTAGAAGGTGTAACATCAAAAAAAAGGATGCCGTTTTTTTAGGCTCAGCTTCTACCCCCCCTGCCTTTCGCTTCAATAACTCTCCAAAAGGTGCAAATCAATCCAAATCAGTTCAAAACGGACATACATCAATCCACATTGATGCAGATTCTCCCTTTATTAGTCCAGGTCAGCCGGGGGCTAATTGAAGAAGGCACTTAAAGGGGCAACCAAGCCGCGCTTGCAGAATGCGCCGCTAAAAGGAAAGTCCAGGCTACCTGAGGTCAAGAAGTTTCTTGATGATCTAAACCTTACGCTGCTGCCTTGGCAGGAATATGTGCTTAAGGATTTGCTGGCAGTAGATAAGGCTGGTAAATGGCGTAGAAAGACAAGCTTGCTGCTAGTAGCACGTCAAAATGGTAAAACACACCTAGCACGTATACGCATTCTTGCCGGTTTGTTTGTTTTTGGCGAAAAGAATATAGTGGCTATGTCATCTAACAGGGGTATGGCTTTAGATACCTTTCGCAAGGTAGTTGAAGTCATTGAGGATAACCCAATGTTGATGGCTCAGGTAAAGCAAATCCGCGTGGCTAATGGCCAGGAATCAGTAGAGCTTCTTAATGGGGCTAGATATGAGATAGTCGCGGCAACAAGAGATGGTAGCCGTGGTAAGACCGCGGATTTGCTATACATTGATGAGTTACGTGAAATAGATGAAGATTCTTGGACAGCTGCTAAGCCTATTACTAGGGCAAGGCCAAATAGTCAGATATTTATGACTAGTAACGCAGGGGATGCCTATTCAAGCGTATTAAATGACTTACGATCTAAAGCATTGTCATATCCACCGCCTACAATGGGGTATTGGGAATATAGCGCTGATGATTTTGCCAAGATAACCGATAAGAGCGCCTGGTATCAGGCTAACCCAGCATTGGGCTACTTAATTGATGAATCAACCATTGAAGAAGCAATAGCCACATCTAGCGTTGAAGCTACACGCACGGAAACCCTTTGCATGTGGATTAGCGCGCTTAAATCGCCATGGCCACATCAAGCATTTGAGGATTTAGGCTTCGCTGAGCTAAAACTAGAGCCAGGCAGGCTGACTATATTTGGCATGGACATATCGGTTAATAAAAAGATGGCAAGCCTAGTTGCTGGTCAGATTATGGATGATGGCAAGGTAGGCGTAGGCGTTATAGCTCAATTTGAAAGCCAAGTAGCCATAGATGAACTTAAAATGGCTATTGAAGTCAATGAATGGGCTAAGCAATACAAACCAAGGATGATTTGCTTTGATAAGTACGCCACAATGAGCGTAGCTGAGCGGTTAAGCCAATCAGGCCACAAAATACAGGATATGTCTGGAACTGTGTTCTATCAGGCTTGCTCTGATCTATATGACAGCATAGTAAACGCTAGGATTGTTCATGCAGGCCAGCAAACCTTAGTAGATAGCATGAATAACTGCGCGGCTAAGGAATCGGATGCCGGTTGGCGTATCGTGCGCCGTAAGTCGGCTGGGGATGTGTCAGCTGCCATCTCATTAGCCATGGTCGTGCATCAATTGTTAAAGCCACAAAGCAAACCGCAAATCTATGTCTAAAATGCTAGATATGTCCGTTTTGTGTGCTATCATTAAACGATGGGTCTATTAGATCGTTTTCGCCCTGCAAAAATAGAGGCGCAACTTGCACCGCCGTTAATGACGGATTCTTTTAATTATTTTTTACCATTAGCATTTAATCCAGTAGGCAGAGAAGAAGCTATCAGCGTACCTTCAGTTGCTAGGTGCAGAAACCTTATTGCTGGAACAATCGCAACGTTCCCACTTTGCTTATACAAAAAAAGCACAGGCGAAAAACTAGGGAAGCCATTATGGCTAGAGCAACCAGCTACAGCGCAACCAATATCTGTAACATTAGCCTGGACAGTAGATTCACTATTATTTTTTGGCGTTGCTTATTGGCGCGTAACAGAAACTTACTTTGATGATGGCAGGCCAGCAAGATTTGAATGGATTGCACCAGGTCGCGTTTCATTTGATAGTGATCCTGTAAGCCAATACATAACACGCTATTACATTGATGGCAAAGAAGTGCCAATGTCTGGCCTTGGCTCATTGATTACATTCCAAGGATTAGATGAAGGTGTTTTAGCACGTGGCGCAAGAACTCTACGTGCTGCAATTGATTTAGATAAATCAACAAGCGTTGCTACTGCAACCCCAATGCCTTCAGGTGTTATCAAGAACACCGGTGCAGATTTAAGCAAAGAAGAAGTAGACGGCATATTAGCCGCATGGAAGTCGGCACGATCACAGCGCGCAACAGCCTATCTGACTAGCACTTTAGATTACGTGCCGACTAGTTTTAGTCCGAAGGACATGGGTTATGTAGACCTAATACAAAATATGAGTACGCAAGTAGCACGTTTAATGAATGTACCTGCATATTACATAAGCGCAGATATGAACAACAGCCTTACGTATTCTAACGTGCAAGATGAGCGTAGGCAGTTTGTTTCTCTATCTTTAGCGCCCTACTTGCATGCCATTGAAGGCCGACTAAGTATGAATGACATTACAGCATCAACTAACATTGTTAAGTTTGATGTAGAGGATGCTTTCTTAGCAGTAAATGCAATAGAAAGATTAACTGTAATTGAGAAGCTGTTATCACTTGGTTTAATTACAGTAGAACAAGCCATGGAAATGGAAAACCTATCACCGAATGGAAACGAAAATGCACCTAACATTTACTAGCGATTTAGAATGCTCAATTAGTGAGCGCACCATCTCTGGCAAAATTGTGCCGTTTGATGGTGAAATTGGGCAGACATCTGCTGGCAAGGTTGTATTTGAAAAAGGATCTATTGAGATTCCAGATAGCCCTAAGCCAAAACTTTTGCTTGAGCATGATGCAAAGAAGCCAATTGGCCGCATGGTGTCTTACAGAGAAGATGAAGATGGCATGTATGCTACATTTAAAATTAGCAACACGACACGCGGAACAGATGCACTAATTGAAGCATCTGAGCAATTACGTAGCGGCCTATCAGTTGGCGTTGAAGTCATTGATGGCAAGCGCGAAAATGGCGTATATCGTGTACTAAAAAGCAAGATGGAAGAAACAAGTCTTGTTCAAGCTGCTGCGTTTAAGAGCGCGGAAGTTTTGAGCGTTGCTGCATCTGAAGATGATGCTGCAAAAGAAATAACAACCCAAAACGAAAGCGAGGCCGTTGTGGAAGACACAACAAACGCCGTAGCCGTTGCGCCTGAGGTTGAAGCCCCTGCGGTGGAAGCTTCGCGCCCAACAGTTACAGCACCAATTTATGCCAAGCCACGTTTAGAGTTTACCAAGGCTAAATACCTTGAAAACACTCTACGTGCAAAGTTCCTTGGCGATGACGATGCAGCGATGTATGTTCGCGCTGCCGATAACGAAACAACAACTGCTCCTGGCATGATTCCAACCCGTCAGCTAACAGAAATTGTTAACCCACTATCTAACGCAGATCGCGGTGTAATTGATGCAATCTCACGCGGCACTCTACCTGATGCAGGTATGTCTTTTGAGATTCCAAAAATTACAGCCGTTCCAACTGTTGATCAAATTAATGAGAATCAAGCTATTGCTGATACACAGCTAACTGCTTCTTATATTACAGTAAGCGTAAAGCCATTCAAAGGCCGTTCTATCACAACTGTTGAACTCATCGAGCGCAGCAGCCCTACTTTCTTTGATGAGCTTGTACGTCAAATGGAGTTTGCTTACGCAAAAGATACAGATTCATTTGTTGCTAGTGCAATCCAAGGCGCAGGTACTCTAAACGCAAATGCAAAAGCAAACAGCGCAACAGGTCTTCTAGAATATATTGCTAGTGGAGCTGCCGCCGTTTACACAGCATCACTTGGTTTTGCACGTAACCTTCTTGTTACCCCTGATCAATGGGCAAACATTATGAGCTACAACGATGCAGGCCGACCAATTTACAATGCAGCAAATCCACAAAACGCAGGTGGAGCGGTATCACCACAAAGCCTACGTGGAACTGTTGCAGGTCTTGACCTATACGTATCACGTAACTTTACAGGTTCAGGTGGAGATGGAACTGCTGATTACTCAATGGCAGTAATCAACCCTGAATCATACACATGGTATGAATCACCACGCTTCCAGCTACGCACAAATGTGAATAGCGATGGAACTGTTGACCTTGGCTACTATGGTTTTGGCGCACTTGCCACCAAAGTTGCTGCTGGTGCAAACTGGTTTAACAAGTCCTGATCTAACTAACTAGATCGTAGAGTTACCCCGGCGCACAGCCCTTGCGCCGGGGCTAACATTAGAAAGGAAAGACAATGCCTGCAACAT